TACCACATCAGGCAGCTACCACATCAGGCAGCTACCACATCAGGCAGCTACCACATCAGGCAGCTACCACATCAGGCAGCTACCAAAAGAAAAACCCGGCACTGAGGCCGGGTTACTAATTATTTCTGTTATGTTATGTCATAGGGACCGGGCAACGATTAAGATGCAGCGTTCTAGCGTGTGAATTCTTGTCATGACATCAACGCTTTCCGGTTCCCGTTTAAGGCACTCAATGGCACCGATGAGATATCTTATCTCGCTGGCCTTATCTTGAAAAAAAATGTTCGTTTCCATGATTATGTTCCTTCGTTGGCGATAATAAAAATAGAGGCACCGGCAAGGACCACCATATATATGAGGACAAACATAAGTTACTCCACCACATCGAAAGAAAGAACTGCGTCCAGGTCCAGTGCCACCAATTGGTCCACGGCGTCCTCATCCCACTCAATGGCGTCGATAACATAGCAAGTTTCATCGCCGGCCCAACCGACAGTGCCGGTCACTTGGTACATGAAGCCGTCGAAAGAAAATATGGAGAATATGCTGAGGGACTGGCGAGTAACTAAGTTATGTTCCGTGTTCATGAGTGACTCCCTTGTTGTTGTTTGCTCTATAATACTCTTATCGGCACGTCACAGAATTTCTTTAGGCCTAAATGAAAATATTTTTATAGTCGTCACCCTAATAAGGATATGGTCGCTCCGTGAAGGGGGGATTTTCCAGGGGTAGGTAGCCCTAGGTCGCCCCATCCGGACTCATCCTGGACCAAATTTGGGGCCCGGTTTTAGTCCCGATGGATAGCTCAGCGGCGTAACTCATTGCTTGGTGGTCGGACTGCAGCCTATTTCCCCATCCCCTATAACACCCCAACAGGAAGGGAAGCTTGAATAGAAAGGTGACAAGTGCCGCGTAGGGGGGGGCCCGTACCATGAATTTCGTTCTCCACTCACTGGGTTACACACTGGGGGGCTATTAGGCACTTGCCCAACACTTCACACCGTGCTACTCTACACTTGGAGGTTCATTATGGTAGCTAAACGAATAGACCACACAGGCCAGAAATATCACAATCTTACAATGCTTCATCCAACCCGAAGTGGTGGTGGTGGTGTAGGCATGTTTTGGATGGCACAATGCGACTGCGGCGCAAGAAAGGAAGTTAGGGCATCCGAGGTAAAACTTGGTTATATCAAAACTTGTGGAAAGTGTGAATATCACTCACATTTGCTTAAAGAAGCAGCGGCTAAGTCGGGTATAAACAAAGACCCCAAGCGGCCGTTAAGGGAAGCGTATGCCAGGTACGCAAATGATGCATTCAATCGCGGGCTAGAATGGAAACTAACCCCCGCTCAATTTGAAGAAATCATTGTACAAAACTGTAGTTATTGTCAAGCTACCCCAAGAGAGCACTACCGCAAAGCACGTAAAGGAAAAGGACAGGGATTAAAAATAATTAGAAATGGTATAGACCGCATAGATAACCAAATCGGATACACACTTGACAACTGCACTACTTGTTGTCAAACATGTAACCGCATGAAAGGAACTATGCATGTATTGGACTTTGCTAAACAAATCGTAAAAATGTCTGAAACACTTAAGAAGGTACTATCAAATGAGGAAGCGTAATCCCGACCAGGCCTTTCGTCCCCAATACTACAGGTATCGCCGCAGCGCTAAAGTGCGTGAAATTGACTGGCAACTTACTTTGCCCCAGTTTGTGGAAATGGCAAAACAATACTGCGCGTATTGTAACGCCCCTCCGAGGGACTATAAAAGCCGACTCAAACGAGGACGTGGTGCCGAAGTAATAACTCTAATGAATGGTATTGATAGGGTAAACAGTGACATCGGATACATCGAGTATAACTGTGTACCGTGTTGTAGTACTTGTAATATGATGAAGATGACCCTTACTGGTGGCGATTTTATTGAACAAGTAATGAAAATCTATCACTATTATGCTAAGCTACAAAACGAAGACAACGATTGACACCACGTCGACGGTGTGATACCATGTGAAAGGAGACAGCTTGCTGTCTTCTATATGGTACCCCAAATCCGTCCGAACTGCCTTTAGCATTGTCTGTTGTACCGGTAATGAACCGGTTGCCCCGAAGGGACTAGGAAGAATTGGCTGGGATATCACGAAGCAGTTGCTAAGAGCAACGGTGAGAAACGGTCGATGTTGCTAGACAATGCATTCATCGGTCACCAGCCTCGGTCAAGAGCGGCCCCTAACCGGGTTCCGAAACTATGGTGACAACCCGACTCTCCTGGTAAAGAGCAACAATAAGCTACCCAGTCTGGCAACATCGTAGGTACTAACAGGTATACTATGATAAGGCTAGAAGGGGCTAGATACTACCCAGTATCAAGAGCTTATAAGCAACAAGTAGCTACCTTACTCGTAGCTACCTTACAAGCTGCTACATGTACATGTAGCTACTAGTACATGTAGTTACTACTTGTACAAGTAGTAGCAATACTATATTGTACTATGTATAGTATTCTGGTCAAAATGGATAATATTATACGAGATAGTGTACAATGAGTCTGAAAGACATAAACAAGATACTAGCCGCTGCCTCCTCTGATTTGACCTTCTCCCCGTCTCCTGACATGCGGCGAGCCAAGGCCGCCTTTTGGTCCCGCTTCGCGGACGCTCCTCTCTCCGGAGGTCCCTTAACCCTAGCTGCTGCGCAGCAGATTGGGGCCGACAAGCGACTTGCCAAGTGGTGGTCCATGCCGGGATTCCAAGACTGGTTCCAGAATGGAGAAGAGTTCAAGGAAAGAATGGAGTACTTGGCCGACCTCGCCTTGGACGCCCTCGAACATGTACTGACCGACCCCGACGCGAACGCCGGTGCCAAGGTAGCTTCGGCGAAGCTGGTACTCGAAGCCGCCAGCAAGATGCCGAAAGCGACCTCTGATAGTCCAGCTACCCGCCTCGAGACATTGTCTCGTGCCGAGCTGGAAGACTACGTCCGCCGCAATCTCAAATACCTCAATCCTTCTAGCTCTGACTCCTTGACACAGCCCGCCGAGTCTGGTAACTTATCAGGAGACGCCGTTCTAGAAGAGAACGTCCTAGAGGACTGATTATCGGTCATGTCCACGAGCCTACATCGCCGTAACCGGGAGGAGCAACCTTGATACTGAAGACGGGATTACAAGAAGTTGTAATACGTTCTGCCCCAGTAGCAGGTGGTACTCTCGTCCGTGACATTTCGGTCCAATCTGACGCTGCCCTTTTCCTCCTCTGGGTCAACTCCACAGCGGGCGACATCACAGTCGAAGTATACGGCATCCTCGACTCGGACAATAAAGAAGTCTTCCTCCTCTCCTTCCCCAAAGTAAACCAGCCCTCGGTTGAGATTATTCAGAAGAGAACTGGTACCATACCTACCCGTCTCCGAATCAGGGTGATTCATACCGGCGCTTGCGATATCGAGCTATCGGCCAGAGCCGTATCTACCGGTTCCTCTGATACGCGCATCCTTGGTGGGGCCTCGCTCAAGGTCAGCAAGAAAACCGTCAACAACGTAGCCTCCTTATTAGTCCCCTCCTCGCTCGTTGACCGGTCTGCTATCGCGATTAAGAACTGGTCTTCCTCTGGTACCATCTACATCGGGGAGACTATAGCCAAAGCGAACCAAAACAACGGGTGGCCCATTGGACCGAAGGACGCCCTCGGGGTTGATATCCAGTCCGGGGTCGAACTATACGCAGTAGCTGTCGACGGGCCGTGCGATATCCGCATTATTGAAAGTGGGGGCTGATTATGGCATCCCTTTCCCCTTCCGGTTCCGCCGGTGGCATTGTTGAAATTACAAACACCTCGATTGCTCCCGCGTATAACATCGTAGTAACGGCGCTCCGGGTCAATCCATCTACCCGTATCTCTTACACTTTTCCAGACGGGTCGACTAACATTACCTTCCGTGTCCGCCAATTGGGACAGGAGGCCCGGTTCTATTCTGCACTAAACGCGACCGGCTACTTCACCACAAATATGTATTCTTCTGGCAGTGTTAACACAAAAAATGTTACATTCTGTTGGGAGAATGATTCCGGTATTGATATCGAGCTTTCATACTGGGGCCCGGCTGGGGTATCAGATAGTAGCGGATTCTTATTGCTTGAAACGGGCGACTACTTAGGTTTATACTAGGTACCAGTTCGAAGCGACCGAAGGGAGCGTACATGGCAAACAAGAGAATCAGTGAACTGGACGACTTATCCGAAGTCACTAGTGACGACTTGGCCGTCGTGGTCGACATTTCGACCTTGTCTACCCGGAAAGCCAGCATGGCCAACCTACGCTCCTATTTCCAAAAAGACTTACCAAGGCCGTATCAACAGCTTATCACCATTACTACTAGTCACCTCTTGACTAAGTCCCTCACCTTGACAAATCCACCCAATTCAGGGTATAATGTGACTATCCTACCACATGGCGGTTGTGCCCAATTCTCCGGTGAAGACTTTGAAGTTAACGGACTCACTGTTACGTGGGACGGATATAGTTTGGACGGCTTACTAGAAGTTGGAGATGTCCTCCAAGTAAGCTACTTTTATTAACCTTTTTCCTATAGGGAAAGAAACTCATGGCGCAGATTAAGAAGAAATTTCTGGCCTCGAACGCGGTTGACGGTACTAAAGTTCAGTACTCCAACAACGAGTCGTTCCGAGCCAAATCATCATCCGGCGTTGATGTTGAGTTGTTCAAACTTGACAACAGCAACCTTCTCCAGTTCCTCCAATTGCCCCGCGTTGGTAGTGACCCGTCCGTAGGTAACGACGTTACACGTAAGTCGTACGTCGATGCCCAAATCCTATCCGAAGCAGCAGCTCGCGTCCAAGCTGACGCCGCTGAACAAGCCGCTCGGGAAGCCGCTGTCTCTGCTGAAGAGTCACGCGCTATGGCTGCCGAAGGCGTCCTCCAAGACGCTATCGACAGCGAAGAATCAGCACGTATTGCTGCCGTCTCTGCTGAACAAGCTGCACGGGAAGCTGCTATCTCTGCAGAAGCTAGCACTCGTTCTAGCGAAGACAGCGCCCTCCAAGACGCTATCGACGCAGAGCAAGCTCGTGCCGAAGGCGTGGAAGCTAGTCTCCAAGCTGCTGTTGATGCCCTCAACGCTAGCTCGGCAACTGCCCTCCAAGACGAAATTGATGCCAGAATCGCTGCCGACTCCGCTCTCCAGTCCGCTATCGACAGCGAAGAATCAGCTCGGGAAGCTGGTGACGCTGGTCTCCAATCACAAGTCAATACGGAAAAAGGCCGAATCGATGCAATCCTCCTAGCATCGGCCGCAGACAAAGACAGCTTTGCCGAAATCGTTAACCTTATCAACTCGGTTGATACGACGAACGACAACGCATTTGCTAGCTACGTCCTCTCCAACAACGCTGCCCTGGCTCAAGAAGTTAGCGACAGGGAAGACGGCGACGCCGCTGTCCAGTCTAACCTAGATGCCGAAGAAGCTCGCGCCGAAGCAGCTGAAGCCGGACTTCAGTCCGCTATTGATGCCGAGCAAGCTGCTCGCACAGCTGCCGATTCTGCTGAATCTTCTGCTCGTGAAGCTGCTGACAGTACTCTCGATGACAAGATTGACCAAGAAATCAGCGACAGACAAGACGCGGTATCTGCTGAGCAATCCCGCGCAGAAGCTGCCGAAGCCGCTCTCGGTGCCGACCTCGCTCAAGAAGTTTTGGACAGGGAAGCTGCTGTTTCCGCTGAAGAATCTCGCGCAATGGGAGTCGAAAGCGACCTCCAAGACGCGATTGACGCCGAAGTCTCGGCTCGCCAATCGGCAATCACCGGCGAAGAGAACGCCCGGTCGTCCGCTGACTCTGCTATCCAATCCGAACTTGACGCAACTCAAGCTGGTGCCGGTCTTGGTGTTGGCGGCGGTTACACTGCTCCAGTTGGTTCATCCCACCTCGGCTCAGCTTCCAGCCTCAAAGATGCCGACAGCAAACTAGATGCAGCTATCGCAGCTGAAACGAATGCCCGCACCACTGCCGTCTCCAACCTTGAGCAAGGTTTGTCGGACCTCGACGCGGCAATGAGCCAAGGTTTCGACGACGCTCAATCGTACACCGACCAGAAGATTTCTGACCTGGTTGCTGGCGCCCCAGCCCTCCTCGATACCCTGAATGAACTAGCTGCTGCCCTCGGCGACGATGAAAACTTTGCTGTCACCATCACGAACTCCATCAGCAGCGAAGCTAGTGCCCGTGCTGCTGCTGACACCACTGAGCAGGAAGCCCGTATCGCAGGAGACGAAAGTCTCCAAGATGCTATCGACGCTGAAGTCTCAGCTCGGGAAGCTGCAGTATCTGCAGAACAAAGTGCTCGCGAAGCTGCTGACGCAGCTGAGTCTGCAGCTCGCACCGCAGAACTGCCCCGTCATGCTAAAGTCCGCTACACCCTTACCTCCACTGACATCACCAACGGTTATGTCGACATGGACCACGTAGTTCTCCCGAACTCCGCTCACGTCTTCATCGACCGCCTGGCTTGCCACGAGTCGGACGACTACACCATGTCTACGGTTGACGGTGTGACCCGCATCACCTTCACAACTCCCTTCAAAGAGAGTGAAGAAGGCCCAGGAGCGGGAGACCTCTTCCGCTGCGGTTACATGTTCAAAAACAGTGACCAAGTCTAATCTCTACATTAGATAGTCACGGGGTCCGGCTTCGGCTGGGCCCCTTTTCTTTTTCCTTGCATTTCTCCCCGGTTAAAGTATACTACTTGGTAGTTACCTTATCGGGAGTACAATAATGAACGCTTGGATACCTAACACAGTAACATTGCAAGGTCTTTCCGCAATCGGGGCATCACAAGCCAATAGCCCCATCAGTCGCAAGTTCCCCATCACGGCTGGCGGCAGTAAAAACATTGTGGTTTGTATATCGGTATCAGCCGCTAGTGGTACCGTAACCGCGAAACTCCGCTCCAGTCTCGGGGTAGGAACTCCGGTAGATGCCAAAACGGTAGCCATTACCGGAGCTGGTGACTTCTATATTAAACTAAATAATGATGTTGATACGGATGAACAGTATCTCCCCCTCCTATCACTGGGCGAAATAGTGGTAACAACGGAGGTTGCCTCCTCCGTTACGGTCACCTTGGTGCAAACCTTACAGGAAGAATGACCGTAAGCAATATTAACTGACGTGAATATTCCTTACTACTGGCGTGTGATATGACTAAGAAACCGGACAAAATGCTTTTAGCTGCGATGGAGAAGTTAGAAAAGCTTCGTCGCCAGGAGGCATTTGACCCAGTAAATCCAAACAGCAAGCCGACACCTGACCAGCAGCGGGTGATTGACGAATTTGGATTAGCTCATATCCAACTAATTAGAGCTGGTACCCAGTGTCTGGCCAAGGGAACACTAGTAGCCACTCCCACCGGACCAGTTGCTATCGAGGATATTTCAGTTGGCGACACCGTGTACAGCGAACACGGTACCCCAATTAAAGTACTGAAAACATTTGATAATGGACGCAAGTCGACTGGCTACTTTCGTTATAAAAATCAAGAGACTGTTAGATGTACCACCGACCATAGATTTTTAATTAAGGCAGGTAGTCGAACTAATGCTCCAACAATGGAGGCCAGTCCCGCCGAATGGAAAAATCACTATAAAATTGTTAAGGCTCTAGTAAAAATTCCAGGAGGGGACATTAGTTATCCTCAGGCGTATGCTTTAGGTGCGTTGTTGGGAGACGGATGCAGCAGAGCATCTGGGCGTCGAATTATAATTTCGGGACAGTGTGAGGCTGTAATATCCAAAGTCGCAAACTGTCTTAATACCACATTTAAACGCGTGGCAGAAAAACACAACTACGACTGGTCGCTTGGTGTGGAGTCTTTTTCACTATACGAAGAGTGGTGTAGGGGTAAGTATGCCCACGAAAAAACCACCAACATTGCCACTTTACGCCAATGGGACCGAGAATCTTTAATTTCTTTTGTAGCGGGCTTAATCGATACTGACGGTACCTTATTTAAAACAACGACTGGACGTATTATGTTTGGGCTGAGTATGCAGGCCAAGCCCGTTGTTGATGCCTTTGTCTGGGCATGTCAGGCGCTATGGCAAGTTAAACTTTCCGTTCAAGTTTCAAATCGCGCTAAGTATAAAAATGGTCCAATCTACGACGCCAGGACATCTAAGTTTGAAGAAATTAAATATATATTTACTGAACTAAATCAACATATTCAGTCTCCACAGAAACAGTGGAAACCAGAGTATGACCAGCTAGTCACGGGGAAGTCTTCATGTAAGCTTGACGCAGTTCGCCCTGTTTGGGTTTACGACGGACTGGAAGTAGATACTTACGATATCCATGTCGATTCTCCTACGAATCTCTATCTCCTTGCCAACGGGCTTGTTACTCATAATAGCGGCAAGTCTCAGACCTGTGCCAGATTACTTACTTGGATGTTGACAGATACCCACCCCAAGTGGAAGAAGCCCGCTGTCTGGGGTAGTGAGTCGTTGTTGGCGCTAGTAGCCGGGAGAACCGGTCGACAAATTGAGGAGTCTCTCCTTCCCAAGATACGCAGCTATCTAGAGCCCGGAACTTTCAAAGAAGTCCGCATCGGTAACATCATTCAACGTTTGGAATTGACCAACGGTAACCGCATAGTGTTCCAATCACTCGAGAATCCCAATATGGCTCGCGAACGGATTCAGTCCTACGTTGCCCACATTGCTTGGATTGACGAATTGCCCCCCACTGTAGAAGTGATGGACGAACTTCTTCGCCGGATACAGGCCCGAAATGGGTACTTCCTCGCTAGCTTTACCCCGCTAGTACGAAACGTCCACGTACAGAGATTTGTTGATAATTTAGTAGAACCGGCAGCTAAGACATATCGATTTCGAATGTTGGATAATCCCCTTTACGCGGATAAACAGCGACAAGATGAAATCATGTCATCCCTGTCCCATTTGCCCGAACATGTTCGGAACAGTCGTCTCTACGGGGAGTGGATGTCTGACGATAACGCAGTATTCCACTTCGATTACAACACCGCTGTCGCGATGCCGCAAGACTATTCCCCCCTCTGGCGGCATGTAGAGTCGGTTGACCCCGCGATAAAGTCCGCCTTGGGATATACTCTCTGGGCGGAGGAACCGTCCACCGCTATTTGGTACTGCATCAAGTCGGAATATATTAAAGGTGTCTACGTCCCGACCGAACTAGTGAAAACTGTAGCCAAATTATCTGCCGGCTACAATATCGTGCGCCGTATTAGCGACCCCCATGAGAGCTGGTATATTCATACCGCAGCCAGTATGGGTATCTCGTATACTGGCGTCTATAAGAAAAATGACCGCAAGTCGGAACTGATTAAGAATTTCCAAGAAGAATTGGGGAAGTCACTAAAGATAGCCCCAACTTGTGACTTGCTCATCGATGAAATAACATCAGCTAGATGGAGTGATACTAGAGATGGTAAGATTGCTTCCGGTAGTGATTATCACTTGCTTGATTCTTCTCAATATTTCCAAGATGTTAGACCGAAAAGGGAAGCCCCGTCTCAAGTTGGTCTCCCGTGGGAAGCTGCCCTCTACGCGGCCCACATCAAGAGAAAACAAACTGAAGAAAAACAACAGATGAAACTAATAAAGCAAGCCATCCACAGAAAGGGAAGACGTCATGCGCGGCAATTCTCCTAAAGGAACCTCCGTTGGCGTCTCTGTGATGATTCATCAGATGCCGGAAAATCAAGTCAAGAAGGGACCCTCTGTAGAAGAGAAGGTCCGCAACTGCATTGAGAGAATTGACAATGGGTGCGGTACTGAGGTAGACTTTCTTACATTGAAGAAGCTGAAAGCAGCTATTCAATCTCGGGATAAAATCACACCAAGGATGAAAAACATTCTTGACATGATGGAACCGGTCATCCAGCGCTTCGGTTACTACTACTAAGGAATAATATCATGGCGTTAAAAGTAACAACGTGGGACGATGGCACAACTCGGCGCGAGGTAATGAAACGGTTTAGCAATGCCCAAACGCAGCGGTCTCCAATCGAACAACGTTGGCTCTTGAACGAGAACTCGGTCTACTCTACTGGAACTATGGCGGGAACTAACTACGCCGGCGGGTTGACTAACATGTTGACCAACCCCGTACCGGGAGTAGACCAGTCCGGTGCTGATACCAATAATGTTTACGTATTCAAAAACTTACGTTTCCTCCACGCGCAGATGTCAGCAAACCCGCCGTCTGTCGTCATGCGGCCGACATCTTCTGACCAGGAAGACCATAGGCGGGCTGATGCGGCTGACCGAGTTGTCCGCCATGCCATCCGCCAATACCAGATGCAAGAGAAGTTTGACCAGCTTACACTAAATACTTTGGTGTACGGTAGCGGTGTCATCAAGACAATGTGGGATGCTACCAAAGGTGACATCGTTGAGTTTGACAAGAAGTCAGGCGAAGTTACTTTGG